ACGAACAGAACATACCATTCACGGCCAGCAGTTGCGTCGCTCTTATAAGGAGTGATTGCTGCGGCAGCCGAAGTGGTCGTGGTCTTTGCCTTACGCTTTAGAGCCGAGACATACGAAGCCGAGAGAACAGCCGAAACCGTGCCCAGCGAAGTTGCCATCGAACCCGATGCGCTCGAACCACCAACAAAAGCCATACGGTCAGTGTTGTTAACCAGGTGTGCGTCACGCTGTGCGGGCGAAGCCGATGCGTAAGGCAGCTGGAGATCGGTCGAGAAGCCGTCTGCGTCAACGGTGCCCTGAACGATTACCGAACCAAAAGCCTGGATGACTTCGTCGCGGAGCGATTCAGCAGCCCAGTTGCGGAGGCGAGGCTTAGCTGCGTCCAGAAGGCTGAGTTCCGTCTTGAAAGTCTCGTTCTTGGTGAACTTGACTGCGTTACGACGGTAGCTGACACGGATCTGGTCATTTGCGTTGCCCATGTCGTCTTCGTTACCGGAGAGAACCTGTGCGTCACGAACGCCTGCGCCAGTGAGCTTGAGGACCAACGGAATGTTGATCAGGTTGCCCGAACCCTTGAGTTCGTCACGGACGCGGATAATGTTGTTATCCGAACCGCCCATGTAGGGCATGAAGCCCGAAGTGCGGACATAAGCTTCAGTGAAGTCAGTGACCCACTGCTGCTTAGCCGAGTTAGATGCTAGCTTAAATTCCATTGTAGTTTACCTCAACGATTACTTGTTGTTGAACATTCTACCAATAGGATTGTCAGTAGCGGGTTCACTTGACTTACCAGCACTTGGAGCACTAGCAATGGAACCGCTTGGCAATTTCTTGGCGGGTTGATTAGTCGAAGTATTTAGTGGAGCACCACCACTCTGCTGACTACCAGAGTTAGGAATCAATCCCAGTTCCATTGCGCGGCGACGGACATAAGCATCCGGATCGCTCTGAACCTGGTTAAGGAGTTCATCCTGCTTGTATTGGCTCACGACCCAAGCTACTGGGTCCTGCTGCTGCGAGAACGCAAAGTCAAAAGCCGGATCGGCCATGCCCTTATTGTAAGCCCACTGCGTTGCCTTATCCACTACATCCTGACCATGAGTCGTCGCCGCAAAGCGATAACTGGTGTTCAGAGCCTGATCACGCAACTGTTCCTGGAACACCTGCTGCTGATACTGGGCAAAAGCATATGGATCCTCAGCTACATCTGGAATACGGCGATTACGCTGGGCTTCTTGCTGCTGGCGATTGTATTCCTGAAGCTGACGCTTGAGAGCCTTATTCTCATCTCGCCAATCCAGAGCTACATGGAGAGGAACATTGTGTCCCTTATCCTCACGCTCAGAGTGCTTTGCGGGTTCGGACTGAGTCGAAGTTACGACTTGCTCAGCTGGTTCCTCGACAAAATCATCCGCTTGTTCAGTCTGTTCGGGCTCATTGGCCTCCAGGGACTGATCAACAACCTCGTCCAACTCAGTATTTTCCGAGTCGTCACCAAACATATTCTTAATACTCATCTGTAGTTTCCTTTATACGTGTGAATCACGAAACGCCCTCGTATGCCCGGTCCGCAGCTGGATTTAATCTCGTGGTTACCTTCCACGTATCGCCCGTATCAACCACACCCGGCGGCGGTGCGAATGTTCACCATGATCAGTGGTAAACTCTTCGATCTTTGAACATCCTGCCCATGAGTCATATGGGCTCCACTTCAGGATGTTCTTAAATTCTATTTATGCCTTTAGAATTGTGGCTCTTCAGGAGGGAACTGGCCGTTCATTGGAACTAGTCCTGGCTGGTAACCCATCTGTGCTTGAAGGATCTGAGTTTCTGCTGCCGTCTTGTTGGCGGATGCTTCACTCTGTTGTGCGTGGCCAATGTTCTTAGCGATGTCGCTCTTTGCCTTGTCCACAACCAACTGCTTCTGCGCTTCAGCGTCTGCTGCTTGAGCTTCCTGCTGTGCCTGTGCTGCCTGTGCTGCTTCTTCCTTGACCTTCTTCATTAGATCGCGGATCTTGCTCTTGTCCTGAAGAGGAGCCATTTCGATTAGGAACTCAAACTGTGGGCTCTCTAGTGGCAAACCAGTGCTCATCAGCTTCATGAACTGCTCAAACACCTCGCTCTGGAGATTTGGACTCTGTGGAACACTCTGAACAGTGATGTTCATGTCCATCTTGGCAACTTCGTTCTTTACCTCGACCAACTGTGGAACCATTTCAATCTCTGGCTGACCAGTCATTGGATTGATTGCCGGCTGACCAGTCATTGGGTCCATCTTCAACTGTGGCTGCTCTTCCATGATTGGCTGGTTGACCATGATGTGTTCAACCGTGTCAGCATCACCAGTGATGTTGATCATCATTGGAGCATCCATGAACTCCTGAGCCGCATACCAGAAGTGGCGATAGATACGATTCTCAAGATCACCAAGTCGAGCAAGTGTCAGAGCAAGTTCAGTGAGACCAGCCTGCTGATCTACTAGCTTGGCACGACCACTAACAGCTTCATCAACACGTCCCAGGACTGCTGGAGATGCCGCTCGACGACTAATAAAGTCACGAGCATCATTGAGTAGCAGAGCCTGACCCTGTGCCATGTCGTTGTTGGGGATCAACTGATAACCAGGAGGAAGAACACCATCAGCTTTGGCAGCCGCTTCCTGAACCATGACAGGATCTACGTCTGGATACTGATAGTTGGGATCGTTCTTCTGAACTCGGTTGTTGTTGATCATGTAAAGACCACGACTACGACGAGCATTGATCTCGTCCTGTGCGTCAATCATACCACGAACAAGACCATAACGGTTGTTTTCGCGGTCGATGTTACAACTCACAGCCTGGATTGGGCAGATGCTTTCGCCGTGATCATCGTGATAACCAGCAACATCATGTTCCAATACACCAGTGGAGCAGAATACTGTGCGGAGCCACTCTTTGTCTCCATAAGCATCCATCTCATAGTAGTAGAGCTCAACGATCATTACTCGCTTGTTCTTGGGATCACTCCACCACTGATTAGTTGGACGGTCCTCAGGATTCATACTTCCCAGGATACCACCATTACCAGCCGTTGGGTCACCAATCTCTTCCAAGCGAGCCTTATACTTGGCCTTGAGGTCCTTGATGTTCATCCACTTGCTAACACCCATGTAGGATGCGTCACTGAAGTCAATCTTCCTGGATGTGGGATCATAGAAGAACTCATCGGGATTGATTAGGAGAAGTGTGGGGAGAACAGTCTCTTCACCAGTCTTTTTGTTGCGACGGCTACGAACACCAATGTGAACAGCAACTTCGCCCTCGATAACCAGGTTTGCTGCCATCTCTGGCTTGGTTTCGTCCAGCTTGGTAACATCTGCCATGTAGCGGAGAAGCTTGGTTGCGATATCCGCAGCATCTTCTGCCGCAGGAGTGCGAGGCCAAGCGCGTGGATCGGTGGGGCTGCTTTGGACAACACCCAGGATACCATTGATAGCAAGATCCACCTGATTGAATACAATCGGTGGCTGGTTGCGAGTGTTGAGGATCTTCAGCGTTTCACTATCAAGCTGGTTTCGACCATCGTAATAGTCACGATCGCGTTCCTGTAGTTTGGTGTTCTCGCTAAAGGAGGTGCGTCCACTGTCAATGAGCTTTACGAGCTCGCCAATGGGACGTGGTTCCCGCTCGAACGGGGAACCGTTAGTGTTTTCGGGAACCATGTGTTAGACCTCAATTCTTATAATCCGGATGCTCTATTTATAGGTTAGGTCTGGTTGAGATCCAGAGGCGGCGTAGTCTCTTTGGGCTCTTCAACCTCAGAAGGCGTCTCAGATGCCCTCAGAGCGTCAATGGCAGCCTGGATTGCTTCGCGGCGCTCCTTGTATCCATTACCCTGACTGGCTTCTAGCAGAGCTTCCAATCGTGCCAGTTCCTTTTTGTTTTCTTCAGTCATCTTTAACTCCAGTTCCTTTACAACCAGAACATTTGTCCCAGGTTGGCTTACCATCTTTCATGTAGAAGTGATTACCTGCCCCGTTGCATTCATCGCAAAGCTTCACTTCACATCCTTTTCTGCCCACACAACAAGTAGATCCCTATCGCCTTCAGCAACTGGCAATCCCTGGTGTGGAGTTCGCTTGCCATCAAATACAAG